CAAGTGCTTATGTCATTTAAACCTGACCAAGCTACTCTGTTCTTTGCACCCTCTATATTACCAGTTACCAAGAAATCTCTTATGACACCTGAAGTTTTAAATTTAGCTGGTACTGTTCCTGCTGTTGCAATACTCTGTAGTGTTGCAAAGTTAGTTGAAGTACCCATTAAATAATACATTGGAGGATTAACTCCATTACTTGCTATGATGTATTGTCCAAATTGCGTAAAAGTAAAAAAATCTGTATCTGTACCTGATATAGTTAAACCACCTTTAACAGATGTAAATGTACCAGATGTTAATTTATAAATATTGTCTTTAGTTCCAACAAAAGTAAATACTGTATTTGTATTATCTCTAAAACTACCTGCACCTTTTGCGTTTTGTGTAACAGTTGATGAACCACTATAAGGTACTAAACCTTTTACAGGCTTATACGAAGTCTGAGCATGGTACACATTAGTCGCCACAGTTGCACCTGGATTTAAATTATCAGGTTGGTCTGGCAACCATTCGCCAAAAGGTAATTGCATTATTTTTTCCTATTATAAAGTTGAAACAAATGGAGAAGCTACTGTACTATCACCTCTAACCTGTAAAGGAGCACCATTGTATTCATCTTCTCTATCATTTAATTCTAATCGTTCCATAGCTGTTGCATACATACTTTGCCATGTTTGAACTTGTTGAGGATTAATACCACCTAAAAAGTTTGCTGCATGAAATAAAGATCCATACAAATATATTGCTGGATGTGATGCTAAGATATAGTTTGTTGAAACTGTTGAACTTAAAGCTGGAAATTTTTTAAAATAATTCATTATAGCTGTGTAAGTTCCATCAGGTACTGGAGAAAATCTTAATGTATCTCCTAAAATTGTAAATGAAGTTGGCTTTCCAGTAGTTGATGTTCCTGTAGTCGCATCCATTTGTGATGGTGTTGTATATATTAATGGAGTTTTAGTTTGACCACTAATAATATAAAAATCTCTTATTTGTAAAAAGTCAGTAGGTAAATCTTCTGTTTCAGCATTAACAGTTATACTTACTTGTGCAATCATACTTCTAACTCTTAATTTAGAATTAAAATCAGCTTCTGCTAATTTAATAAAGTCATCAGCTATCTCTGTGGTTAAATCTGATCTGTTTAACCAATTAGCAAGTGATGCTTTTAATTCTGTGTATGTAGTTAATGCCATTAAATTTTTCCTGGTGCAGTTCTAAAATATCTATAATCAGAACTATTTAATTTTTCTCTTAATATTTTGTGTTGAACATCTTTAGGTAAAGCAAACCAATTACCATCTTGACTGTTGTTATATTCTTTTGTCCAAATTTCCAAAACAACTGTTGGAATTGTTGCTATTCTTTTTAAATCTTTACTTGGTGAGTAACCATCATTCCTAGTATAAAGTTCTTTGTTAGTTTTAATAACTGGAGCTATGTCAGTTGATGTTTTAACTAAAACACCCTCTTTGTCATTATCGTAATAAGTATTGCTTTTAATACCATCAGATTCTTGTCCAATTTTTCTCATCTACCCTGACCTTTGTATCTAGTAAGTTTCATATTTCTTTTTTCAGATTTATTTAGATTTTTTTTGTGTTTACCTAACTTGGGTGGCTTATCTCTTGGAGTCCAAGAAACAAATTTTTGTTTAGCCACTAAGCACCCATTTCAGTTATATAAACATCTGTAGATGATCCATGAAACACAGCAATCTTTTCGCCAGGCGACACTTTTAAAATTTCAACTTCACCAGATGGTAAAAGAGCTGATGTAGCACTTGCAGTAGGTGAAGCACCTAGTACAAAATGAAAATTAGCTGAACCAACAATTCTAATATAATTAGTTTGATCTCCAAATGCAGCAGATGCAGTTGATGAGTTGTTAGTATTGATTTTTTGTGTTGTTCCTGGTCTTAATGCGTAATTATATGACATTAATATTTTCCTTTTTTACTTTTAACTTTTTTGCCTTTTTTCTTGGCATAAGATTTTGCTTTTTTCATTCCACTTTTTGTGTATGAAAACTTTTTTTTTCCTACCATTGGCATAATTTATTTCCTTTTATTAATTGGTATTTGTGGGAGAAGTATCGCTAGACAGAGTCCCCCACAAAATCGTTTATTATCTTCTAATAACAAAAGTTATTTCCATTTTAGAAGCATTTGTAGAACCACCATCTGTAATACATTCAATAGTTCCATCTTCTTCAACTCTGTTTGCAGCAGTAGGTTCAGCAGTTGCTACTCTACTTGCAGATCCAGAAGCTGTATGGCTAATTCCACCATCAGTTACTGCAACACCACCTATTTCAAAAGAGATAGCTGCTGTTCCTGTAGTAGTTGCTTTGTTATGTGTAATAATTTTAATTATTCTTCCACCATCAGGTACGCATACAAATGTAGATGATGCTGTTGATACATCTGGAATTGCAGATGTTATAAAATAATCGTTAAGTGTTCTCATGTTATTTTCCTTTTTTGTATTGCTTCGTTCCGAATTAAATCTTCAAAGACCAAACAAAATGTTAATGAATATTATGAGGGAGTATAAATACCCCCTCACAAAAAGTTTTATTATGATGTAGTTAAATCAAAAATACCACCAGATGCTTTTTCATTCTTAGAGCATAAAGTGTATTCAACTAATAGAGCTTTCTTGTCGGCATCTCCAGTTTTCGCTAGATCCACCATTTGGAAATCTCTAAGGTATGCAGCAGACCACATATCAGGAGAAAGAACATAAGCTGATCTTGCTCTTGAAAATCTGTTCGCTACAACTTGTAATGCACCGAAATCACTTTCGTAAACATCAATTGCAGAAACTAATCTTTTGTTTTCTGCATCATCCATTCTTGTTGCACCACCAGTAAAACCAGAAAGTTTTTGCTTGTTAAAAGCACCAACCATAACCATTGATGGATCGCCACCCTCAGTCCAAACTTTTCTAATCATAGATTTAAGTTGAGACTCAGTAAAAGCTCTTTGAGTACCATCAGTTCTAGCATTTGTACCAGATGTTCCTGGATCTGCTGCTGAACCAGTACCTTTGTCTGAATTAGTTTTAATCCAAGACTCTAGCGATGCCATTCTTCTTGCAGCACCAGCACCTGAATCAACTGGAGCTTGGTTTGCAGTAAGAGTAGTTTCCATATCTCTTTTAAGCTCTTTAGAAGCTTTAGAGATTAGGTATGCTAGTTCGTTATTTCTTCCAGCAAGATCAACTGATTCCATAGTACCAGAAACGATTACAGCTTTTCTTGAAATCTGTGTTTTGTTTCCAATTCTAGTAGTTGCAGTTTGTGCATCAAAAGAAATTTCATCACCCTCTAAATGGTAGTTGTCAGAAGCTGGAGCAGCTAACGCATCTATTTGCCATTCATGGTTGACAGCAGTTGCTTTTGATTTTCCAATAGAACTCATGAAAGGAGTATCAGTTGGAGATATGTTGTAGATGATGTCAGATAAATCTTCTCTCTGACCATTTACAGCATATTTTGTAACAGTATTAGTTATTAATGCCATTATATTATCCTATTTGTTTGAGTTGTTAATCATATCCAAGAAAATATTCTGAGCATCTTTAAGACTCCCAGTTTTTCTTAGACGACCAAACTTTTCTCTAGCAGCTTTGGATTGATAATCGCTTTTGTCTTTTTTAATGCCTGACTTGAACACTCTGCTTGGTTTAGAAATCTTTTTAGCAATATTTGGTTTTGCTTTTTGTAAATTTCCAAATTTCATAGCATCGTTTACCAACATCAAGATACGATGGTCATATACTTGAGCTATTTCTGAGTCGTTAAACCCATATTTAGCCAAATGACTTCTCATATTATTTTTTAAAGTTGATGCTTTACCAGGATCAGCAAAATCAGGAATATTATTCACTAATTTTGTCTTTTCACTTTGTAAATATCCATCAAATTGTGCTTTCTGTTCGGATTGTGCTTTTTGAAAAGCAGAATTTAATTTTTCTTGCTTTTTTCTTAGCCTGTGTTCAATCCTTGCAGCTTGAGCTGGATCTTCGTCATATAAAGCTTCTAAATCAGCAGATGAAATCTCTGTATTTAGTTGCTCTTGGGCAACAGACATAAGCTCATTAACTTCTTTTAGCTTTTGAGAATAGTCTTGTCTTTGCTTTTCAGATTGAGAATGAAAGTTCTTTCTATCGTTAGAAAGTTCCTCAGTCTTTCGTCTGTAATCAGCATCTCTTGAGTAACCATTTCTCAACTCATCAAGGGTAACTTCAAATTCTTGACCAGCAACTTTCACTTTGTGAAGTGCTTCTTCGGTGGAATCTTGTTTCTCTTGAGTATCAATTTGTTCTTCGTCTTGAGATACATCTTGCTCCGAAACTTCTTCTTCTTCTGATTCAGTTTCTTCGCTTATTTCCTGTTCCTGTGGTTGTTCTTCATCAGAAGATTCCTCATTTTGTGGTTCAGGAGAATTTTGTTGTTGTGTTTCTCCAGTTTCTGTTTCTTCTGGAGTGTTTAATAAACCATTTACAGCCTTTTGAGCTTTTTGCAAATCAGTTTCAGATCCTTGTAGTGGGTTGCCTTGATTGTCTGACATATTTTTCCTTTATAGTTAAGCTCCTCTTATGAGGTTAGCTTATCCTAACTTTTTTTGTTAGAATTTTTGGTTTTTTATTTGGGTTCTAAAATCTTCTAATTGTTTAGAAGCTAGTTTTCCTGTGTCTAAAATTTCTTGTAG